CGTACAACATGACGAGCACGGTCGTGTCCTTGCCGCCTTGCGCGATGTCGCCGCTGATGACCAGCTGGCGCAGCCGCTTCACCTCTTCCCAGGGCCGCTCTTTCCAACGCTCCTGCGCGTCGATCACCCATTGCGTCGGGATGATCTGGAACGGGTGGTCCTCGCCCTTGATGGTGAAGTCGCCCTTCAGCAGCATCGAGCGCAGCGGCTCGGGCGTCGAGGAGAGCCGCTGAGCGTAGCCGCTGTTCTTCAGGTAGATGTTATCGCTGACAAGGCTGCGAATGAACGTGCGGCTCTTGGCGGCTGTCACAAGGCCCTTCTGGATGTCGTCCTCGCTCGGGTTCTCGATGCGCTGGTGCGTCACCGGGCGGTAGTAGCCGGGCCCGTCGACCCAAATGGTCGTGATGCGGTCGCCTTCAGCTTCCATGAAGCACCAACGCAACTCGCCCTGCTTGGCCGGATGGCTGAACGTGTCGTCGAGCCAGGGCGCGAACCAGCGCAGCAGCCAATCGCCGACCGCGGTGTCGGTCAGCTCGCCATTGGCGTCGATCTCGGGCATCGGCGGGTTGGTGGCGAGCACGATGCGGCAACGCTGGTCGGGGTCGGTCGAGCGCAGCCACCGGCTGACGAACTCGACGCGCATCTCGGAGAGTAGCGCCGCCTCGTCGAAGCCGATGAAGTCCTTGGCGCGTCCCATGTGATTGCGCTCTGAGCCTGGGGTGTCCAGGTGGCCGGTCTCGATGACGCGTCCCGTCCTGGTTTTCATCGCCTTGGTCTGCGTGTTCTTGGCGATCGGGTCAGGCTCGATCTCCTGCAGGCGCTCGAACAGTGGACCCAGGTCGACGGACTGGTTGCGGAAGATGACGCTGCGCTTGTGCTGTGTCGTGGCGAGGCCGAGCAACAGATCGGTCTTGCCGCCGCCGGCAGCGCCGCCATAGAGCAGCTCATCAGCCTCGCTGAAATAGGCCTTGGTCTGCGGCCCAGGCTGCGGCGCCCAGCGCTTGAACTGCTGCGGGATGGCGTCAGCCAGCTCCTGCAGCTCCTTCGGGCTCTTGGTCGCCAGCATGGCGGTGAGCTGGTCGACGGTAGCTTGCGTGAGAAGGCCTTCAGCCATGTACGAGCGCTCGGCGCCGGGCCCGCTCGTCGCGGATGCGCGGCACGATATAGTCGACGCGTCGCTCGCCCGGCAGGACGTCGAGCAGCATAGCGTAGGTGACGATGACGCGGTGCTGCCAGTCAACGGCGAGCGTGAAGTCGCTGAACTTCACGCCGAACGTCTCCTGTTGCAGCTCCCAGTAGTCCTTAGCGCGCTTGGTCCACACCGGATCAGCCTCGCTCGTCGGTTCGACGAGGTAGCTCCAGGCCTTGTGATGGACGCGCCCGATGACGTAGGGCTGCTTGGTGTAGCGGTAGACGCTCATCGTGACAGGCCTTCCGCGACGACGTAGAGCGAAACGGCGGCGCCGTACGCGCAGATCAGCGAACCGCCTTTAGACACGCTCCAGCCCACCACTGCGAAGTAGGCCATAACGACGCCCCAGAAGGCCGGTACGAGGTAACCGATATGGGCCATCAGCCACCCCGGCGTTGCGTTTCGACCTGGACGAACACCGACTTCAACGCTTCATGCGCATCGGTCTTGCCCTCGCGGCGTTGGTTCTCGATGTCCCACAGCACGTCGCGCAGCGTGGCGTTGGTGACACCGGGCGCCACGGTCCTGGTGCCGATGTTGGTTGCGATGACAAGCGGTACGATCTTGGGCACGATCAGTCTCCTTCCGGCCACTGCATCAGCAGGCCTATGAGCGCCACGGCCGATGCCGCGCCCGCGATCAATAGCACGATGAAGGCCAGGACCCAAACGATTGTCACTTGGTCAGTTCCACGATGATGCTCGACATCGACAGCGTCATCAGGCTGCCGTGATAGTCGATCAGGTCCAGCTTCTTCATGAATTTAAGCTGAGTGTCGGTGACGCGCAGTATCTGCGGCGCCTTGCGTGCCTCGTCAGCGAGCTCGACGCCGCCCGGTACCTCGTTGGCGAGCTGGTTAAGAACGTACGTCGATGGCCTGTGTTTCATCGTCCTGGTGCTCTATCGTTGGTGCGGCGATGCCCGCCGAGATCATGGCAAGCATCTTGATAGCGAGATCGCGGATGTCATGCTTGACGTTGACGTCGATGCTGCCCTGCACGCCGATTTCGGTTTGCTCGCGCCAATTCTGGCGATCGCGGTTCTTCAGGTAAAATATCGCGCTCGACGGGTTCGCCGGCTGATGTTTGACGACGTCGACGACTTGCACCTCTTCAGTGTGCTCGCCGGTCTTCACCTTGATGGCTTCCTGCTCGATGTAGCTGTAGCCGTTAGCGAGATTGAACAGTGTGCCGGCAACGCGCTCTACGCCTGCCTTGCTGTTCGCCTCCAGGGCAGCCCGGAAATCGTCGTGCAAACCCTTCCAGCGGTACAACGTAGCGACTGACACACCCATCTCGGCGGCGATCTCGCGGTCGGTCCAGCCTGCAGCGCTTAGCTCAGCGATCTCGCTGACCATCTGCGGGTGAAAGCCATCGCGTGCGCCTTGCTTTCGCGCCTCTTTCGAGACCCGGTTCACGTTGACGCGCAAGGACTTTGGGAGGCTCAGGTGCTGCATCACCTAGAGATACTGCCGCCGCAAAAATTTATCCATGGTGCTTGTCAGGGTACTTGACAGGCACCATCCAGCCGTGGCAGAACTGTCCTCGGCGCAAATGCCACGGCAAAAACCGCCGGGTTCTTTGACAATCGAATAGATCGGCAACGCCGCAGCAATCGCTGACGGGCGGGCCGACCACAAGGAAAGTCAGAAGTCGAAACCGCGAGCGGTTCTTCTGGCTGGATGGCAAGTGAGCGCCGCCGATAGGCGCCACATGGCAAGCTTACCTGCGCCGGTTCGAAACGAGTGGCAGGCTATGCTGTTGGGACTGCGGTCACGGGTGCTAACCGGACGCGGTCGCCTGGGTCCTAAGCACCCAGGCCCTGTGATTGCCCACCATCCAGCTTGACGAGCCGCTTTCGGTACAGGCACGGGTGGCGCCCGTCCTGCTGATGAGACAAGCCAATGGAGACACTGACAATGGACCTTGACGCCCTGGAAATTGCCCGCATCGAGCGGGAGCTAACTGGTCTACCTCGCATGACCATCTTCGAAGCGACGATGATCTGCGAAGGCCAATGGGACCTCGCCGGCTACGAGCCGGACGAGCAAACCGCGATCGACGCGTGGCAGCGCCTGATCGACACCGGAACCGTGTGGCACCTGCAAGGCTCGTTCGGCCGGCAGGCTGCCGCCCTGATCCAAGCTGGAGTATGCACGCGATGTTTCTAAGTTTGAAGCGTAAATGGCGCCAGCTGCAGTACTACTACGAGTACCAAGCCAACATCTGCGGCGAGCCCTGCTCGCATGTGGCCGCGTACTTCCTCAGCAAAAGGAAGGCTTAGATGCGGATCACCGACACCATGTGGATGCGCCTAAACTACATGAGCGCGCACCTCGGCATCACCTACAGCGATTACAACGACCGCACCATGGTGGCGCTGAAGAAACGCGGCCTCGTGAGCTTCAGCGCCGCCCAAAAGTACGGGAAGGATTGCTGGCACCTCACAGAGGAAGGCAGAAAAATTGTCGAAACCCGCCGCTAGGCGGGTCGCGACACCGGTGGCACCGGGTCGCCTGAAGAGACAAGCCAAAGGAGATCGACGAAATGACCTTCAACAAAACGATGAGCGCGTTCGAGGCTATCCTCGACGAGGCATATGCTGCGGCCGACGCCGCTATCGTCGCCAAAGGTCCTGAAGACATGAACGCGCTCGATTGCGGGTTCGCCTGGGTGGTGATCGGCGGCACCGAGCCTCTGGCCCGCTACTGCCGCGCCGCACTTAAGAAAATGCCTTCTGTTGGGTGGAGGGAGAGCCGCCGCTACGGTTCCAAGCACTGGCAGCGCGGCTGGGAGTTCTGGGGCCCAGGCGAGTTCAACGGGCAGGCAATCGGCCACAAGCGCGCGGGCGCCGAAGCCTTCGCTGCCATGCTCGCCAAGCACAACATCAACGGAACCGTCGGTTCCCGCTATGACTGACGTCGAAACGGGCGCTACGGCGCCCGTCACCGGCCGGGTGGTTCCCGCCGGTCTGATGAGACAAACCGCAACGTGAAAAGGACTTTCCACATGCTCAAGGAAGCACGCATCGTCATGCCGTACAAGGTTATTTCTGGCGTCCGTGAGGATCACGCAGAACTTCGCAAAGCTATTGTCGAAGCCTTCGGAGGCTTCACCGTAGCTTACGGCTCCGGAGGGTGGCGCAACCACGAAGGCAGCGCAATCCTCGACGCCGTCGCCATCTATGACATCGCCATCGAGGCCGAGCGCGACGCCAGCTGGGACCAGCTGTTCCATATAGCCATGCA